GAGCTTGTAAGCTGTCTCATCATCTACCTTGATGGTCTGAATGCCGCTGCGCTCTGCAAAGTAGAGGTTAAGGGCTGTCTCCATAATCTCCTCGAATGTAGACTCGAACTGCTTTCGCATGTAGTTGTCTGAGATACCGAGGCGTGACTCTTGGGTCTTTACACCTGCTGGTGTCTTAGAGAAGCCTGGGTTGCCAGCATCGGCACCCACGCTGGTATCAGTCGAGCTGTTGAGGTTGAGAATCTGTGACTTAACCAAACCATAGTTTTGTGGGAACGAAGTAAGGGAGTCGGTAGACAGCTTAACTGGAGTAACCGATGCGTTCTGATCTGTACCCATGTCCCAGATAGCTTGTGGCTCGTACTTGATTGTGGACTTGGAGAAGTTACCACGCTTCTCGACCGGTGGGTTCATCAGCAGCGCACGCATGTACTGGTATGATTGCACCTCGGAATCTAATAGATTCTGCATACCACCACTTAGCTCAACACTACCTCGGCCTAATGGGTTACTCATATCAATGTTGGTGTACATATAGTGGATAGGAATAACGCCACGAGGGTCTTTGTTAACCCGTGTGCGAACGATGTTGTCCTTATCCCCTAGCTGTGGGGCGAATGAGTAAAACTTAGCCCCTACGCCACGCTGGAAGCAGTGTACGATCTCAATAAACGATGCTGCTAGCTGCTTTTCTCGCTCATTAGGGGTCATGCTCTTAGCGTCTTTAGCGCCCTGCTTGTCTTTGAGCTTCTTCAGGTTCTCGATGTTCCAGCCACTCTGGTACTGCTCGGCATCCTTACGCTTCTTGGAGTTGGCGGTTAGCATTTTCTCTTTAGCGATGATTGAGTCGATCTGGTTGGGTGTCCACCAGGTGCGCAAAAATATAACGTTGGAGTCTCGGTCACTTAGCTTGCCTGGCTCTAAGAGTACGTCTTTAATGTAGGGGAGAGTAAAATCAGTGCCATAGTAGTCACCACGGTTGATGAACTGCACGAACGCTGGCTGGGAGCCGTAGGTGAGCGCCTTAGAGGTTAGCGCCCAGCTTTTTTGAATTAAGGCTGCTACCTGGTTAGAGTTGGGGATAATTTCATGCTCTAATATCCACTTAGCGATGATGTCCATCCACTCACTATCTGACTTAACAGAGGCGGTAGGAATTTGCTGGATAATGCGCTTGGGCTGTTCTTGGATTAAGGCGGCAAGCGTACCGTCGGTTACTTTAGGCAGGTTCTTAGCAATGCCTGGGTGTGGTCGGTTACGGGAGATACGCTCGAACTCATCTAATGGCTCAAACAATGGCGTCATAAAAGTTTTAGCATCGCTAAACTTCTGGTAGACATCTTCTTCTTTAATCCATTCGAAACTCAATGCGGTTAACTCCTCGCTTATGGGAGCGCCGCATTTTGGTCACTGTTGAGGTTATTATACCATATCTAACAACACATCAATACTTACGCTTAGGCTCCGGCTTTTTGATGGTAAATACCTTGACGATATACCAGGCTCCATCAGCATTAGCTCTGGCTGTACGCTCAATCCTAAACTCAGCGTTGCTTAGATTGCGAGTGTCCTCGGCAAACTTTAAGAACTCGGTTAGCTCCTCTTGTGGGCTATGCACCTTAACTCTGATCTCGAACCTCTGCCTATTATCTACCCGGTTGAAGTCCATTAGGGTTACTTCATCAGTCATTGATGACCCCATCTCGTCTAGCTCGACTACGATCGTTTCTTTACCGTATTGTATTTCCATTTTTATCCCTCTGTTATAAGCTGCTTTGCCAGCTCTTTATTTATCATATTGCCGTACATTGGCGAGGCTATGTCCTTAACAATATGTTTCAGTAATACTCGCCTATCCTCTCGGCCGTAGTTAGTCTTTATGAACTTGTACTGCTCTCTGTAGGCTTCTAGCTCTTGGCTTAACCTAAACTCTGGGTCTACTAGATATCTATGCCACCACTCCTCTGCTCCGGCTCGCTGCTGCTTCATATGTACCTGTTCGTGGTGTAATAGGTGGCCAGCTATAGGATTGCCTCTTGGACTGTATATAGTGTTGCCGTAGGTGAATACAGCATTGGATATAGCGTTCCTGCTAAACACCTTGGCTACTTGATCGTAGTTAGGTGGGTAGGCGTGTTTAATCTCCATTAGTATACCAGGGTATTAAGTGATGATGGTTCGTCTCGTTCTTCTTCTATCTCTTTCGGCCGCTGTGCTTCTAGGCCGTACCGCACGGCGTCCATTGGGTCAGATAGGTAGTGGTCTGGCTTTGGTAGGATATTGCCGTCCTTGTCGGTCTGCCACATGTAGTTACGATATGAACGGATAAGGTTTGCGCTGCGCTTGGTCATACTAATTTTCTGGCTCTGCACCCACTGTATACCCTGGTTTACTGAGCCTTGACCTTTGTTAGCGCCCACTACCGATATGCCGTTCTCTTGCAGCTCTGCGATGCTCTTAGGCTCAGCTGAGTCTGCCACAACCAGCACATTAGGCTCAGATAGGTTATTGATGTAGTCAGCTATCTGCCGGTTGAGCATACCAACACGCACGAACACCTCATCTAATATGTAGCCGCCATTGTAGTAGTAGATGTCTATTAGAGCTGATGGATCTTGCGAGTAGCCGAAGTCTAGACCTCGTGATACCAGCCTAGCCTCGTGTGGCACTTCGTCTATAATCTTCCAGTCCTTGTATATCTTGCCCTCTACTTCACCGAGCTGACCTTCACCATAAACAAGCCACCAGTTCTTATTATCACGGCGGCTCTCGATGCTCTCAACGATCTGCTTATCTAGACCCTCATTGTCCCTGTAGGTAAGGATGATAAAGTCTACATTGTCCTTGCCCCGTAGGTCGGTATAAAACCAAAACTCACTCGTCGGGTTCCAGTCGAGCCATATCTCACTCTTTGTACGAACCTCAAGCTGGTCGTAGGTTTCTTTGGGTATGTTATTGGCCTCATTAATAAACAGCCGATCACGGCGAGGGCCACGCACCTTATGGGGCATATCAAGCGAGAAGAACTCTATCTTGCTACCCGTCTCAAAGGTGTAAATATAGTCGGTCTTATTCCAGCGTTCATCCTTAAAGTAATTATGCTCCTGCATGATGTTCAGGAAGTCACGCATAGCACCACGCTTTAAGTGGGGTACTGATTCGCTCGTTATAGAAGTAAGCGTTGGGTTCTTATCTGACTGAGCCTTGTCGATGAGTATTTGCAGGATGCTGATAGTCTTACTGGCTGAAGTGCCATCGGCTACGCCCCTGACACGCTTATCAAGCA